AATGCTTCCAGTGGCACTGGAACAACTTTCCCGACCAGCGTGGACGATTGTTCACGGTCAACAACAACGCACCGAATGCCTATGCCGGCAGCGTGATGAAGGCCATGGGCGTGGTCGCAGGTGTCAGCGACATGATATGGCTCTCGCCAACCGGTGCGGTGATGCTGGAGTTCAAAGCCGAGAAAGGCAAGCAGTCCCTGTCGCAGAAGTGGTGGCAGGGGGTGGTCCAAGAGGCAGGGTACAGGTACGAGGTCATCCGAAGCATTGAGGATTTTCAGCGAGTAGTTGCAAGTGTGGAATAGTTGTGTAGATTTGAACTATACTCAATCGGGTATAATGAATGAGAAATCCGTCAATAAGCACCCTTATCGGGTATAATGAATGATTAATCCGTCAGCCTACACGCTTACCAAACCTCCCCAATCGTCAGCCTCTAACCTTACCAATTAAACCCCAACCCCATGAAAACCACACCAACCGATTTCCGACGCTGGCAACTGCATATCCGCAAGGCTTGCGTCAACTGCAACCGCCCCGACAAATCCGAAACCATCAAGCCTTGGTCCGTCAACTGGACCCTGCTCGGTCGTATCCTTCAAGCCAAAAACGCCTGACATGGAATGGATTAAATGCTTGGACCGGATGCCGACACCTTGCGAGCCAGTCCTGATTTTTACGACCGACATGAATCAAGCCTACGCATGGCTTGGGGATGGACGCTGGTACTACGAACACCAATCGTGGTTCCTGACCGAAGTGAGCCACTGGATGCCCCTACCCCCTAACCCGTTTTAACTTGAACAAAATGAACAAAGATTTTATCCCTTACGAACAAGCCCTTGAACTCAAAGGGCTTGGATTTGGTGAGCCTTGTTATGGGTGGTTTGATACAGGGTATTTGAGATTTGGCTGTTATGAATCAGAGTACGTCACAGGTTGCGGAGATTTGCCTGCCCCCCTCTACCAACAAGCGTTCAGGTGGTTCAGGAAAGAGCATGGATTAAATCATTTTGTTGAGCCTGATGTTGATTGCGAACCAAGCTACTATAATGGTTATGCTCAATGCTCTTTAGTGTATCATGGCGACAACTACGAAGAAGCGGAACTCGCCTGCCTTAAAAAACTCATTGAAATTTCAACCAAGACGGCATAACCATGGACCTAATCACTCGCACAATCCTCGGCTACACGGCAGAGGTCGTTGGGGTCAACCCCGACCAAATCATCAGCAACATCAAGACCCGTGAATTTGTGCTGGCACGCAGCATCTTTGCCGACATCGCTTATTCGGAGTATATGTACAGTTATTCTCGCATCGGGCGAATCATCAATCGGGACCACGCCACGGTCATGCACAACATAGAGGTCCTCAACAACCAAATGTGGCAACTGCCATCAATCAAGCACCTTCGCAAGGAAGTTTTCAACAGGACCAAAGAATTTCTGCAACATCCACATGAATCTATGTAATCTTTGCGTGAGTGAACGCAGAGAGCATCGTCCTTGACCTGTATCGAAGCGGAGAAATCCGCAAGGCTTGCCTCACCATCACGGGGGGCAATCCGCTTTGGAAGGACCTCGAACAAGAGGTCGTCCTGATTCTGCTTGAAAAAGACCCCGACAAGATTACCAAGATGCAGGTGCAGGGATACCTGCGTTTTTACATCGTTCGCCTCATTATGAACCTGTACCGGGGCAACAACAACCAATTTGCCAAGAAGTACCGACATCACGACGAGCGAGTCGAGGTAGACCCCGAAACCCAAGAACTAAGCAAGGACTACGATTCCCTGCTTGACGACCTTTGGGCTATTGCCCAGCAAGAGATGGACTCTTGGGCCAAGGACGGAGCGTTCCCCTACGACAAAGAACTGCTCAACCTGCTTATGCAAACGGGCAATATGAAGACGATGAGCCGGGAAACAGGCATCCCTTACCGTAGCATCATCTACTCCATCGAACAGGCCAAGGCCAAAATCAAAACCGCAATCGAGTCCAATGGATATACTGGTTTTTCCAATCCTGATTAGTGCCTTGACGACCCTTGCGGTCGTGGAGTTCAGGGTGCTGCCTTCGTGGTTCTACGCTTTGCCCTTTGCGAAGCGGAAGCCTTTTTCGTGCATGACCTGCTTTGGGTTTTGGCTTGGGGTTGCCCTGACCCTGCCGACCTGCCAATGGTACTTGGCCCCTATCCTTGGCCTCGCCTCATCCGCCACCGCAATAATCATCCGGGAATGGACCTTCAAATGACAACCGACCAGTTCATCGTTGCCCAAAAGCACCGCAAGTACTGGGACCAATATGTGGCATCGCTAACGATGCGACTCCCACCCGATGCGGTTGGGGAACTGCAAGCCATCCTGACCGCTCACGGACGACCGCCTACGAATTGGTGGTGTGCTGACTGCGTAAAATCGGCCCTTCAATACATTTACCTACAAGCGGACTTGTTTGCCGAAGCCAACCAAAACACCATAAAACACTCCCTGAATGCCCCTGCCAATCCCGAACAATAACGAGTCAAGAGAGGGCTTCATCGGTCGTTGTATGTCCAACAACAGCGTCAACACGGAGTTCCCCGATACGGCTCAACGGCTTGCGGTTTGTGGCTCAACGTGGGAGAATCACAAGAGGCAGCAGTTCGAGTCTTATTCGGATTACGGCCAAGAGATTCGCTCCAATGCCAAGCGGGGGATAGAACTGAACGAGCGGAACGGCAACAAGTGTGCCACCCAGACCGGCAAGGTCCGGGCGCAGCAGTTAGCCAACGGGGAAGCCATCTCGGTCGAAACCATCAAGCGGATGCACTCCTATTTGTCAAGGGCAGAAACCTACTACGACAACGCAGACGATACCAGCGACTGCGGTTACATCTCCTACCTCCTGTGGGGTGGCAAGTCGGCTTTATCATGGAGCAGGAACAAACTTCGGGAACTTGGCGAACTCGAAGGCTAAGGATGACGAGGCACAGGTGCAGGCTCGGATGGACTCGTTAATGATGGTCATAACGACTCTCTGCGACTGCATCGGAGCGGTGGACGATTCCAATGCCCCGAACCAGTACGAAGTGAAAATGAAAATCGTAAACAAGATTAGCGACCTAATCGACAAAATCGAATACTAATGCAACGAGGCAGGCCAAAAGCATTTGAAACACCCGAAGAACTTTGGGCGATTTTTGAGCAATACTGCACGGAAACCAAGTCCAAGCCCATTATCGTTAAGGATTGGGTTGGACCCAAGGCCATGGAAGTGTTGAGGGAAAAGGAATGCCCATTGACCTTTGACGGCTTTACGCTTTACATTTGGAAGTCAGGGGTTGCCAAGGGAGTTGACCAATACTTTACGAATCCTGACAACAGGTACGAAAATTTTGTGGAGGTCTGTTCACGCATAAAGCAGGCCATAAGGGAGGACCAAATCCGAGGGGGCATGGCTGGCATCTATAACCCATCCATCACTCAACGCCTCAACAACCTCGTGGAACGTCAAGAGAACACGGTCCACATCGAGCAGCCCCTATTCCCTGACAATGACTGATGCCGGTAAAAGAGCAGGAGAAGTTCATCCGAACCACGGCCGTAAATAAGGTCCGTGAGTTAAAGCGGTTCGTCAAAGGGGTACAAGGCGGTTCCAGTGCATCCAAGACGTACTCCATCCTTGCCGTTGAGATTGACCATTGCACCAAGAATCCCTACACGGAAACGAGCGTTGTAGCCGAGTCCATCCCACACCTCAAGCGTGGGGCCATGAGGGACTTTATGAAGATTATGACCGTTACTGGGCGGTTCAATGCTGCCCGATGGAACGCCACCGACTTTCGGTACAAGTTTGCCAACGGCTCATACATCGAGTTCTTTTCGGCTGACGACGATTCCAAGTTGAGGGGTGCAAGAAGGGACAGGCTCTACATGAACGAGGCCAACAACCTTTCCTTCCACGCTTACACGGAATTGGCAGCACGGACCAAGCAGTCGGTTATCCTTGACTGGAACCCGGTCAAGGAGTTTTGGTTTCATTCCGAACTGATGCAAGACGAGGACGTGGACTTCCTCATTCTAACCTACAAGGACAACGAAGCCTGCCCCAAGAGTGCAAGGGACTTCATTGAGAAAGCGAGGGTCAAGGCTGAAACTTCGGAGTATTGGGCGAACTGGTACAAGGTCTACGGCCTCGGTCAAGTAGGAACGCTTCAGGGGGCCATCTACGAGGACTTCGAGGTCGTGGAGGGTATAGATGTCAGCCGTGCGAAATTCGTCGCCCTTGGGCTTGACTGGGGCTTTAGCAACGACCCAACCGCACTCGTAGCAATATACCGGCAAGGGGACTGCCTGCTGATTCAGGAACTGCTCTACTCCACGGGCCTCACGAACCAAGACATCGCAGACAAACTGCGGTCGCTGGGCATCACAAGGGCTTGGGAAATCGTGGCGGATTCAGCAGAACCGAAGTCCATCGAGGAAATCTATCGGTTAGGTTTCAATATCAAGCCGGCGGAAAAGGGTCCCGACTCGGTCAGGAACGGGATAGACATCTTGAAACGGTTCAAATTGCAGGTTACCAAGGATAGCACAAACCTTATCAAGGAACTGCGGTCCTACACTTGGGCAACCGACAAGGAAGGCAAGAACACGGGGGTTCCCATTGATTCCTTCAACCACGCCTGCGATGCGATGCGGTATGTGGGCCTTAACAAGTTAAGGGTCAGCAACTCAGGGAAGTACGTTGTTGTGTAACTTTGGGGCATGAAGCAAACAGCAGTTGAGTGGTTAGAGCAGAATATGCCAAATATCAGTAAACATATTCCATTAGGAATAGCATTGGAATTTATGGCTAAACTTAATCACGCCAAAAAAATTGAAAAAGAGCAATTAAAAGATGCTTACGGTGATGGGATAAACGCCCACAGAACAGATTTTTGTAATAGAGATGAGTATTTTGATAAAGCATATCGTGCCGTTTAACTTTGGGGCATGAACCCCGAACGCATCCTTGACCTGCTAATCGAAATCGGGAAGACGCTTGCAGCCGTTTTCTTCATCATCACCCTTCTAACCCTCCTTTGGACCTTATGAAAGTCGTTCACTACTACCACATCTACTGCGGAGGGAACTGGCAGTTAATCCTCAACCAGCACATGATGGCCGTGTGCAATTACGGCCTTATCAATGTCTTGGATGAAATCAGGGTCGGCATCGTCGGACCACCCGAACAACGCAAAGCGGTAAAGGAGGTGCTGGAGAACTCGATGGTGGCTGATAAGGTCAAGGTCGTGGTTACCCGGACCAATGCTTGGGAGCAGGCGACGCTGACTGAGATGTACCGGGCAAGTCAGGAAGAGGAAGCCGTGTACCTGTACGCCCACACCAAGGGGGCTGCAAATCCATCCTTGACCACCCAACTTTGGGGCAGGTCTATGCTGTTCTTCAACGTGATCGCATGGGAGCGGTCTATGCAACTGCTCGAAGGCGTGGATGCGGTGGGATGTCATTGGATAACCAAGGAGCAATTCCCCCACATGGCCGATGCCAACAACCCCGAAGGCTACCCCTACTTTGGGGGCAACTTTTGGTGGGCCAAGTCGTCCCACATCAAGCAACTTGGAGAACCTGCAAGGGACCACCGATTTCGAGCCGAAACTTGGGTTGGCAAGAAACCCGACACCAAGGTCTTTGATTCCAACCCCGGCTGGCCTTCGCCTGAAAAATTTGTTGTAACTTTTTGAGCATGAAAAAACACATTGACCAACTTAAAGCCTTGGACTACTTGCACATCTACACGACGGCCGTGGACCACATCATTGAAATCTACGAGGAAGCCAAGAAGCACAAGGGAGGCCACGCTTTAGAACTCGGTTCCTACCTTGGGCACTCAACGCTCGCTATCGCCTTGGCCGGGCTTGACGTGGTGGTTTACGATACCGACACAACCGTAGAAGATAAACGCAAAGCACTCCTGTCCAAGTTCAAGGTTGAATGGAACAACCAACCGAGCCACATGGCCCTGCAAGAGGTCAGGACTTTTGACTTCATCTTTCACGACTCGGACCACGGGGACGGCATGATTCCCGAAATGGTTGCTTTGTTCAACAAAGCCCTCAACCCCGGTGGGACGATGGTCATCCACGATGCCGAACTGCTGACGATGATCAACCTTACGAGCCAACTGCAGCCACACGAAGCCAAGGGGTCAACGGACCAACGAGGCAGGATGCTTTTAA